ATCAGCTAAGTCTTTAGATAAGTTATACTTCTTCTTGAGTAACTCAAGTGTACTTGATATCTTCCATTGAGCCTCACATAGATTACGATAGTCAGACATATACATATCTCCATCCATCTCATGCATAGTTCTAACAGATTCACCAACAAGTTTATCTAATTGTTTAAACAACTCAAGCATAGTGACATCTTCATGCCCCCACTTAACTATTGTCTGTGGCATTTTAACTATCTTCATCTTGCACCTCCTTTATAAGCACTAATAGCTTCACTAATCCATTCTGTAATATCTTTGTCATCATAAAGACTAACCCTTGTTGTTTCTTCAAGAACATAATCTACTATATACTTTACTAATTTTTTACTCATCTTTCTTATCCTTTACATAGTTGGTTTGAGTTTCAAAATCTTTCTGATAGAATTTATCAGGGCTGTCATGAAAGATGTCGTTGTTACACATGATACATGAGATGGGTTGTAGCTCATCCCAATGTACACAGCCACAGTTAGAGCATGTCCAATTGTTTGTCATCTTCTTTCTCCTTATTAAATGAAA